GACCCACATCATCCGCAACGCCGTCGATCACGTATCAGGTGGATCTCACCGAGGGCCGCCCGTAGCCAGTCGGAACAGAGAGGCTATGATCTATGGCAGTACGTAGCACGATGACGGATCTCATCATGCGGGTTCGTGTGCTCATTAACGACACCGGGACATCTCCGCTCTTTGATGATCAAACGATCCAGGACGTCATGGACGAGTCGCGCGTGGACTATCGCAATGCCGCGCTCAAAGCCGTACCGACATTCGACACCGGCACCATAGCGTACCTGGACTATTATCACGATCTCGGTGGCTGGGAGAATGGCGCGGAACTCAAGCAGTATCTGACCACGACCGTTACACCAGCGACGAATGAACCGATCGTCGGGCACTGGACATTTGCGGAGTCAACACTGCCTCCCGTCTACGTTTCGGGATCTCTGCATGATGTGTACCGGGCAGCAGCGGACTTGCTAGAGCGGCAATCAACGCAGTGGATGTTGCGCTATTCGATGACGGTAGATGGCCAGTTCTTGCAGCGGTCGATGGTAATTGGCAACATGCAAAAGATCATCCAGCAGTATCGGATGAAGCAGCGCCCGGTCACGATTCGCGCGACTCGCTCAGACCTGGGCACTTCTGGCAACATTGTCAGCAATGGACTTGAGGCATCGGCAATCGACTACATGGCATCGGGGAATAAGCGATGAGCGTACTCGATGCCGCTGAACTGGCGCTGATCCAGCAGGACTTGCAGGCGATGGCTTGCGATAAGACGTGCGTCATTCAGCGCGGCAGTATGACCACGGACACGTGGGGGAATGCCGTAGAGGGTGACTATGCCGCGACCGCCACGACGGTCGCGGGACTGAAACAGCCGAGTGCGTCGCTCTTGCAAAACTACGCCTATCGCATCGGGAGTCTCGCCACCTATCAGGTATCGCTGCCGAATGCAACGGACGTGCAGGAGGGCGACTATCTGCTGATTGACGGCGTGACGCTGCAAGTCCATGTGCTCTTAGAACCGCACTCGATACCGGGGCTGACAACGTGCTTGGCGGCATTGCTGAAATGAGGTACTTGTATGCCTGACTCGTTCAACCACTTCGATAAGATCGCGGAGGCAATGGACACGGCGCTCCAGCAGATACCGCGCAAGGGGGCTTTTGACATCATCGCGGACTATGCTGCACACGCTGCTCGCGACACGGGGTTCATGGCGAATTCTGGCTACGTCGTGACATCCGAGAGCAGCACCTATGGGAAAGCTGGCGCACCGACGAAAGAGGGCGCGTATCTCTTGCCTCAGGTGGCAAGTCCTGACGACAAGTACACGGCAATCGCAGCAATCGGAGCGAATTACGCGGAAATGGTCGAGTTAGGAACCGTTCACATGGCCGCACAACCGGCATTCTATCCAGCAGTGGATCGCGCAAAGCCAGGGATAGAAGCAGCGGTTGCAGCCGTCAAGGACGCGATGGAAAAGGCAGCGTCATGAGCGTACACGATCTAGCCAGTGACGAGGCATGGATCTACGCCACACTCGCAAATGATACGCAACTCGGCACAAGCGCGCCGGGCGGTGTGTTCGCCTACCTGGCACCGGACGGCACAACGACACCCTATGTGGTGTTCAGCCTGCAAAGCCCTGGCAATGACAGTTTAACGATGAATGCCGTGCGCCTGCTCACCAACCCGCTCTACCAGGTGGTTGCGGTTGGCGAGTCGTCAAAAATGAGCGATATTGTGGCGGCTGCCTCGCGCATCGATGACCTAATGAAGCGCGCGAGTGGCACCGTGACTGGCGGCTACATCGCTGCGTGCTATCGTGAGCAGCCAGTGCAGAAAGCGGAGATCATCAATACGGTGATCTGGCGTTCTCTCGGTGGATTGTATCGGCTCGCATCAGAGCAAACGACCTAAAACAATCTTTTGTACCTCGTGCTTTCGCGAGGAGCCTCAGCAGAATATATAGAGGGTAAAACCATGACAGGATGGGTAAGTGAGGTCACGAGTGTCAACCAGCGCACACGTCTTGGCGCTGAAGCCACGCCTGGGACATCGGTGGGCGCGACAAAACTACTCGATTGCTTTGACTGGGCATTCGGCATTGATGCCGCTGTGACGCCGTACCGTCCATCAGGGGTCAAGTATGACGTGACCCAGGAAGAGGACACCGAGCAGACCAGCATCACCGTGAATGGCAATCTGGACTATAACGGGGTGATCTATCTGTTGGCGTCAACTATGGGCATGGTCACACCGACAGCGGCCAATTCCTCAGCTACGGCCAAACAATGGCTGTTCGATCCCCCGATCAGCGGAAGCGTCCAACCGCAGACATACAGCATTGAGCAGGGCGACTCGGTGCGCGCGCGCAAGTTCGGGTATGGCCTGTTGACCGACTTCGGCTACAAGGGCACGCGCAAGACGCCGTTCACAGTCAGCGGCAAGGGCTTCGGCCAGCAACTCAGTGATGCCATCACGCTCACTGCATCGCCGACTGAGGTGGCTCTTGCGACTGCTGTGGAGAACCAGTTCAACGTCTACCTGGACGCGACCAGCGCTGCACTTGGCACGACGCTCATCAACCGCAACTTCTCGCTCGACTATTCGTTCGCGGGCGTCTATGGGGCGTTCTACGCACTCAGCCGCGCCACTGCCAGCTTCAGCGGCCATGCGGACCTGGGACCAAAAACCGGGATCAAGATGCTGCTTGCCGCGAATGCTGAGGGCATGGGGCCACTGGCGTATCTCCGCGCGGGCACGACTTACTTCTTGCGCGTGGAAGCTCAGGGCGCACAAATCGCGAGCGATGGCGGTGGCGGCTCTGATCCGATCTACAACGGCTTTGTTCACGACATGGCGATCAAGTTCGGCAAGCCATCCGAATTCAAAGACGAGCAGGGCATCTTCGCGCTGGAATGGGACTGCAACGTCGTGTACGACTCGGCCTGGGGCCATGCGCAAACCGTGACGGTCACGAATCTTATCTCAGCATTATAGGAGTTTTGTATGCCAACAATTGGCGAAATGGTCGCGGGGACCGCATCCATCGAAGTCACGTTCCACACGCTCACGGTCAAGGCCGAATATTATCCTGGCAAGCTGACCGAGGACGTTATCGGGCAGATCAATGACCTGACCATGCTTACCACGCAGGAAGAGATCAAGTCGGGCTTTAGCGCCATGAATGACCTGATTGTGGAACTCATCGCATCCTGGGACTTGACCGAAAACGATGGCGTGACGATGTTCCCAATTGACGCCACACGCCTGCCAAAGTTGCCGTTGCCATTCCGTATGAAGTTGCTGATGGAGACGATGCAGGATATGCGCCCAAACTAAAGGCGCCGCAAAAAGAAGACCCGGAACTTGTCAATTTGCGGCGCTATCTCTCGACAAACGGGCTGGCTGGCGCCCTGCCGGACTGGTACCCGCTTTACGTGGCGGCGGACGTGTGCAACTGCAAACCGTGGGAGCTGCTCAAAGAGAGCGTGTATTGGCGTGACCGGGCACTGATCAAGAACGCAGCAGAGCAACAAGCGAGAGAAATCATAAGGAATCGTACATAAAATGCCAACAGCAGCGCAGCTTGCAGCGGTGATCACCGTTACCGGTGCCGATACCGCAAAAAGTAGCTTCTCATCCGTGAGCAACTCAGCCACGAACACGCAGAACGTCTTTTCGGGGTTCAAGCCGTTCAACGCGGGCCGGGCCATCTCAGACACGGATGTGGCAGCAGCGAAACTGCAACTGATTGAGAGCGATGTCAACAAGGCACGCCAGAAGTTGCAGACGCTGCAATCCGCTGCTGACGCTGGCAAGGCGGTCACGGGCATTCCAGAGGCACAAGCAAATCTGACGCTGCTCGAAGCCAAAGCACAAGAGGCACGCGAGAATCTCCAGAAACTGGGCACGCAAAGCCAGGAAACAGGCCAGGACATGACTGGCATGGGAACCGCTGCCAATGAAACCGCTGAATCGCTCAATGGCGGGTTCTTGTCAGGCTTGCGCACGGGAATCAGCAACCTGGTTGACTTCGGCTCGAAGATTGGTATGACCATCTTCGGCTTGCAAAACCTCTATTCAGGCTTCCAGGGGTTGGTGAATGGACTCTTTAACAGTGACGCTGCAATGGAGCAGACCGATACGGCGTTCACTCAGTTGCTCGGCTCATCCAAAGCAGCACACGCAGAGCTGCAAAGCCTGCAGCAATTCGCCGCACAAACGCCCTTTGAGTTCCCAGAGCTAGCCCTGGCGACGCAAAAACTGATTGCTTTCCAGATCCCGCTCAAAAACACGAAGCCGCTACTGACAGCCATCGGTGACGCACTCTCCGGGCTTGGCGAGAACACGCCCGCGACCCTTGAGCAAGTGGTTGACGTGTTCGGCCAGATGAACGCCGCCGGGCGCATCCAGACGCAGGACTTGATGCAGTTGACGAGTGTCGGCATCAATGGCTTCCAGATTTTGGCCGACCAGATGCACAAGCCGGTCAGCGTCATCAAGCAGATGGTGACGGACGGGGTTATCCCGGCAAGCCAGGGTATTCAGATGCTACAGCAAGGGATGGAGAAGACCTTCGGCGGCGGCATGGCATCTCAAGCGACGACGTTCAACGGCTTGCTTTCGACGCTGCAAGATAATATCGGCTCGGCCTGGCGCGCATTTACGGGGCCGCTCTTTGATAAAGCAAAAACGGGGCTGGAGGACATCG